GCCCCGCCCAATCGGGCGGGGCCGTAACCCGCAATGCAGGTGGCAAGCCCTGCTTAAACCAAAGGGGTAAGGAGAAGAACAATGGACGTAACTTTCAGGACGCTAATGCGAGATGAATGGTGGGCGAGAGGAAAACTGTTCGAGGATATAGATTTGTTCCTAGACAAGATGACCAAGGGCCAGCCACCGACTGGACTACAGCTACGGGTAGCTATACGTGAGTTCCTTCCGGGTAATTGGACGGGACGTACGGGTGCTCTAGCAGTTACCGTCGAAAGCATCGCCCGAGTGTACGAGGAAGACCACGGTATACCTTACACGGGAGTGTATGAAGCCCGCTATTGGGGAGAAGAGACGCAAGCCTAGCAGGTGAGCCAGCCAGAGCAGGTAACGCCTGCTCTGGTCGTAACCCACAAGACCAGTGGCAAGTCTGGTCTAAAATCAAAAGGGTCGGGAGAAGAACAATGGCAATACAGGGCAAGTGGCTAGGGTTAGCAGGGGATACAGAGGTAGTCCTACCGTTTCCTATGCAGGTGGACTTCATCTTTAACAATATCGAGACGGTCACGGGCGCGTATCCAACTAGGGCCGCACTACGGGCCGCCATAGAGTGGTTCATTCCGGGTAACGTGGATACTACCATCGAAAGTATCGCCCGGATGTACGAGCACGAGCGCGGGGTTACGTTGGAAGTAGGTGACACGCAAGCCTAGCAGGTGAGCCAGCCCCGCCCAATCGGGCGGGGCCGTAACCCGCAATGCAGGTGGCAAGCCCTGCTAAAACCAAACGGGTATCGAAGGAAGGTGAGTAACGTGTACACGTACAGAATAGAAGTGACCATACCACTCAGGGATGACAACACCCTACTAGATCGGGTTGTGTATGATCCACACGTACCAGCGGGTCAGTGTAACTATTGCGATATCAAGCACGAGGATTCTTTAGACGTGACCCTGAATACCACATTTTGTATTGAAGGTAAGTCCTACAGTGATGCTAGGGAATTCGTAAACAGTAATGAGTTAGAAGAATGGGTTGGTTTGCGAGGGGAAATCGAGTTAGACGGTGAACCTCACGTATGGTCTATTGAGTCAGACGATGACCCGTGTTCCTGCAAGTTGTGTGATGAATTCGGTGACTGCTACTACGAAGCAAAGGAAGGTAAGTAATATGACCATCTGCCATCTATGCCACCAGCCCATCACAAACGGGAGCAGCTTCAAGACTGGCCCAAGCGGACAGTTTCACCACTCAACAGAGGTGCAAGACACTTACGTTGCCGGTGGATTAGGATGCCCACTCGACAGCCAGATCTTATCCAACCTCGAAGTCGCAATGTCGCAAGGGTTCAAGCCAGAGTTCTGTCGAACACATTACAAGATCCATTCTGATAGCTAAACCGCCTTGACATTGCACTAACCCGGAGCTAAACTTGGAAAGTGTAGTTTGTACAGGAACGGTTAGGCTAAAACTAAACCAAGCTAGTACCAATATCATAGGCTACCCCCCCAAAGGGGGTAGCTGATATTGATACAGGGCTAGAAAGGAAAGCCAATGAGAGAGTGCCCCGAATGTGAGCGTATGGTTGACGGGTTGCGGTGTCCTCACTGCGATCCAAAGACTGACAGTTAAGGAGAACGTATGGATGTAGCGATAGTCTTATTGATATTGATAGTGAGTACGCAAGCACTAGCGTTATGTTTCTGGAAATGAAAACGCAGAAAGGGAAACGAATGTATAAAAACAAGGACGGTCTATCGCTCTATCCAAGCGAGGATGGACGCGCATTGACAGTTAAGCACCGCATCGAAAACTCCTACGTGGTGGACTACCACCCACTCCCAGATCCCAAGGGCGTTGTGGTTCGGTGGTTCCCACCGGGCGATGTCATACCACGAGGTCACTGGAATTGCTCATCCGATGGTGACACTGGCATCCAGTACGCTGATGACTGCGACCATGTACGAGCCGTGAGAAAGTGGAGAGATCAGCATGAGTAATACACGAGCGAAGATAGTCGAACTAATCGAATGGTCAGAGGGTGAGATATCCGATGCAGAACTTGGTAGGATACTAGGGATATCTCGACAGGGGATACACTGGCACACTCGTGACATGTTGATTGACCGAACCAAGCGCAAGGTCAAGACTTGCATCACCTGTAAGCGCAAGCTAACATCTCGCAACCAGCACAACATGTGCCGCCAGTGCAAAGCGAAGGCGAACAGGTACATGTTCACCTGCTGGCAGTGCTCAAGGGTCAACGTGCTGACTGGTACCAAGGCATGGAGCAGGAGAAGAGCAGACAAGGCCCACCCTGATGGTAAAGATCGGCGGCAGTTCTGCAACTCAACATGCGTTGCCAGTTACCGTGGCGTGGTGTCAGCAGTGAAAAGAAAAGCAAAGCTCAGAGCGCGGCAACAACAGGACGCCGCAATAGCCGAAGAAATTAGACAAGAACTCGTTACACTAAGGAGTAACTAATGCCAGAAGAAATCGTTTTCGTTGGTCAAATAGAAGAGAAAGAAAACAAGTACGACAACAAGCTAGTCCGACTGAGAATCAGTGATGGTGCCGGGTATAACTGGTACTCTGCATTCGATGACGTAGGCCAAGGCATAGATGCAGTGCCTCTATATACCCCGGTCAGCATCACTTGGTTTTGGCAAACGTCCAAGGGCAAGCAGTACCGCACGATAGCACGGTTTGCGCTGGCTCCTGCTGGTACTGCACTGAGTCCTGCCGTGTCCGCTCCTGTAACCCAGCCACCAGCCCAGCCACCAGCCCAGCCAGTGGATGCGTTTGATGCTCTGGCAACGGCTGACCCGGTACCACCCGCTGGATGTGCTCATGGGATGCCGTGGACTTCACGTTGTGGTCAGTGCATTCTCAGAGAAGCAGTAATAAAACCAGTGGCCCCGATAGTTGCAGCCATGATACGTGAGGGGAAGATCTCAACACCTCACGAAGTAATGCACTGTGTCGAGTGGCTCACCGATCAATTCGAGAAGGTGGTGCAGGGTACATACGTTGACCCGATCTCGGACAAGCAACAGCCAGATCCACCACCACCACCAGTGGACGAGGTCGAGGATGCCGGTGCACCGTGGCAGGCGGTGTCAGGCTAATGGATACACGAACAAACATACCCGTGGCCCTCGGGATATCACCCGAAGAAATAACACAGGTCACCAGTAGCAGGGGCGGCAGGGTGTACGAGGTGCTAGATCCATCTCTAGATGGGCTTCACTTTCATACCGTACCGTCTGTTACATCAGTGGTAGATAGTACGGTGCGAAACTTCGGACTCGAAATCTGGAAAGACCAGCATATCCAGCGCGGCCTTTTAGCTGCTCAAAATAAGTTGCTCACGCCAGAGTTGATTGCGTCTATCAGGGACAGTGCTAACGAGGAGTCTAGCAGGAGTGCAGATGTGGGTAGTGAGTTGCATAACATAATCGACCTGTTACTACGTGGCGAAGAGGCTGTGGTTTCTCCTCAGTTAGAGCCTGCGGTACGTGTGTTTAATCGCTGGATGAATAGTCACAATTGGGAGTACGTTGGTTCCGAGGTTGCCGTGTATCAAATCCATAGTGGTGGAGTACTCGGATATGCGGGGACTATTGACGCCCTGTTCAAGGATAGTTGGGGTGACTACATCGTATGCGATTGGAAGACCAACAAAAATCCTAAGAGTGGCTCTGGTATCTATATGAGTAACATGATCCAAGCGGGTGCCTACGTTGGTGCGTTGCAGGAGATGTTGAACAGTTCGGTCAACAGTGGCAACACTAACGGGACACACTTCATTGCAGACGATGACCGCACCGTGCCAGCACTGGCGAGGGGCATGGTCGTCCGGTTTTGTAATTACTATCCTCTAGGTGATGATGGTAAAGAGGATCGCAGCCAGCGCAAAATTTTCGAGGACAAACTTGAGTGCGCTGAAGTCGATAGCGAACTGTGGTTCAAGGCTTTCGTGACAACGTATGCTCTTTACTTGACACAAGAGTCTTACAAGAAGCAGGGCACCGGATCGGAATGGAGCGGGAAGGACTAGGTATGGTAGAGAATCTTTTGAACAGGCTAGACAAGGTGAAGAGAACGCCGCGTGGATGGAAGGCTCGATGCCCTACCCACAATGACCCTGAGCCATCACTGCATATCAAGATAGGAGACAGTGGCAAGATCCTACTGTTCTGCTTTGGTGGCTGCAACAGTACAGACGTTATCGAATCTATCGGATTGAAATGGAGCGACCTGAGTGGTCAAGAACCAAGGAGAAAAAAACATGTCTATGACCCAGAGTGGGAATACTAAACGCTGGCCTATATACCACGCCACCACTAACGAACTCGTTGCCTATCATGTACGCACTGATCCGGGCAAGAAGTTCTCATGGGAAGATGCCAATGGGAACTTCGGTCTACCAGACGGGGTGGCTCAGTCTGACCTAGCACTGTACAGGAACGGGGTTGAAGGTAGCATCGTTGTAATTACCGAGGGAGAAAAGGACGCTGACTCGTTGGCTGATATCGGGGTAGCAGCGTGGTCTACATTTGGTGCTTCAGTTATTCCCTCGGATGATGCACTCAAACCGTTGCTGGATAAGAACACGGTAGTGCTATGGCCTGACAACGATAACGCCGGGACTCGGCTGATGAACCAGATAGCTGCGGCCCTTACCAAGATGGGGCACCTCAATATCAAGACCGTCAACTGGCCCGAAGCTCCCGAAAAGGGGGACGCTACCGATGCCATCGAACTACTCGGTGCCGATGGAGCATTCGGTTTGATAACACGGGCGCAATCTATTGGTGCAGTGCTATCGAAGAAGGGCTCGACGTACTCTATTACGTGGGCTAACTGGCCTGTTACCGCCGAGATCAGGAACCCCAGTGGTAAAAGAGCATCCGATGTTAAGGGCCAGCTATCTGTGTATGTCCGGGGAGCACGGGTACATAGATCAGCACAGGCTTCCTTCAGTACGACCTCTGGTATGAGAGACTTGCGAACCGCGTTGAAGGTTAACCACCCAGATGATAACGAGGACTTCAAGTGGCCCAAGATCGTAGAGGATATATCGTCCGAAATCATAGATGCCCACACAAAGAAATCACCATCAGTCAGTATCCATGAAGTAGTAGTTTCGGATCATGTTGACTGGAAGGTCAAGCCACTGATGCCAAAGTCTCAACCGTGCGTGATCTGGGGTGACGGCTCCAGTGGTAAGAGCATGTTCGCACAAGCCCTTGCGATCTGGCTGTCTTACGGGTACCTGCCAGACTCAGACTTCCAGCTTGTACTTGAGAACAAGAAGTCCAATGTACTTTACCTTGACTATGAAACAGATCAAGAGTCTGTAGTGCGGCGACTCAACAAGATTATGAACCCGCTGTATTCGGGGCCATCTATCACAAGGTACATCAGGCCGTACTCGCCCTTGATGGATGAAGTGCCTGAGTTACTCAACGTGATAGAGGAGTTCTCCATAGACACTATCATCGTAGACAGCCTTGGATATGCCGTGGCTGGTGATCTCGAAAGTGCCCAGACCATACTGGAATTTTTCGGCGCACTCGCACAACTAGAATGCTCGACCTTGGTACTGTCCCACCCGAACAAAGAGGGCAAGCTGTTCGGTAGTGCCTACATACACCAGAGTGCTAGGGCTATATGGAAACTGACCAGCCCAGCCAAGACCTCTGCCAATGCAGGCAAGCTCTCCTTCACGTTGACCAACGAGAAGATGAACGACTTCCCTATACAGCCTGCTCAAGGATGGGAGATATCCTTCTCCGAGGAATCGTACTCGTTCTCTCGTGTACCAGTCATCCATACCGAAGGGGCTGCGGAACTGTCATATAAAGAACTCGTGTATGAAATCATCAAGAGCGAAGGGGCTAGCCTAGAGAACGGTATGGTGCCCCGTAGCACAATAGATAAAGAAATCGTTGAGATCAAAGCTGAAGCAGGTGAAGAGGGTTCCGAGCGAATCAAGTCGAATGTGGCTAATGCACTGTCTCGGCTCGTAAAGAACGGCGCGTTGATGCGTAACGTCATCGGGCCTGAGAACTACTTCAGTATCCCCAGAAAGGATTCAGTGATTAACCCAGAGGTTATTCCACAAGGTGTTGTACAGAAAGGGGAGTGGGAGAAAGCATGAGAGAGATCATACTAGATTGGGCTGAAGGGCAAGGCGTCGAGTTCCGAGTTGTGCAGGGCGAGTTGCAAATGAGAGTGCCCAATAACGATGAGAGTATCAGGGATGAGATCATCAAACACCGAGACGTAATCAAGAAGGAACTAATTACAATGCGCCATCCCCTAGTGTTCGGGATCTCCGGGTGCCCCGAAGAAACCGACTACCTCTGCAAGCT